GATAGAGTAATGATTATATACTCTTGGCTATCGGTTACCGTTCTATCACTGCTCAGATAGCGGATAGAGAATTGGTTATCGGTAGGATAAGCCTCAAGTACTTTGTTAATAACTTCTTCTTCTGCATCTAGGCTCCCATCGTAATCGGTAGGGTATATATCCAGAGGTCTTAAACGATACGAGAAAAGAACCTGCATAGGAGTAGCCAAGTACACTCCTACCGCTCTTCTCTGTCTTTCTTCCATAGCAGTAGAACTCGATACGGAGATAGAGAAAGCCTTATGGGCTACAGTGTTCTCCGTACGACCAAAGTAATCCGGAGTATGCTTAGATTCCTTGAACCCCGATATCTCTTCGATCTTCGTTGCTATTCCTCTTCGGATACTGGAAAGAGATTGGCCCATTATCTTCTCCGAAATCTACGAGAGAAGCGACCGTTACCATTTAGATAGATTACAGGCTGTTTAGCTACTCGATCTTCTGGGTTGGCAGTCTGGCCATCGTGATTATGATCATATACGAAGTTAATCCGCTTCCACTCATCCCGATACTGAGCGAAGTGTTCATTAGCAAGATCTAGATATCTTCCGCTCGATTGGCCAAGGCTCGAGTGGAAATCTCGGAAGATATAATAGAGGGCTAGATTCTGATGAGCAGCCCGGAAAGCCTCTGCGCTCATTACCAAGTACTCTAATCCTCCTCCTTCAGTTCTCATTCTCTGAATCATTGTATACCAAGCCTCATCGATATAGGTTTGGTACGAGGTAAGATTGGAAGGTCTGATATCTGCTAACTGAGAGTAAGTAGCAGTAAGATCTCCATCGGATACTACTGGGTAGAGTCTACGAAGGACTACCGATGCCATTCTACGGAAAGTATATACCTCTCCTACAATTGTAATCTTCCACTCTTGTAAGTACCCTTCTCCGAGGGTGAGCTCTTCGGTGAGGATACCTGCACTATGAACGTAAGTAGGGATATTACCAGGAAAAGAAGCAGCAGCATTATCTATTAACTTGTCTTGATTTGGTTTGTACAGAGTATATCGAACCTCTGTAGGAACTACGAGTACTCCATCTCGATAGATAGGTAGGATAGAGGTATTACTCTTCCCTCGTTCGAGAAGCTCTGGTATCTTGATTTGTGGAGCATATGGAGTACTAGTTGCCATTACATATCCTTATAGATCTCTAATCCGATCTTGTTGAACTCTTCGATAAAGTCTAGCATATCCTTCTTAATCTTGTACTGTTCTTCTAGTTTCTGCTTTACTTCTGGGATGTGCTGGGTATTCTGTAATCTTCGGATGGGCTTCTCTAGTTTGAGAGCTTCGAGCTCCCAGAAGTGAGGCTCTACAGGTTGGAAGGTTCCATCTACTGCTAGAGATACACTCCATCGAGCGAAAGCATCCCGATCGAAGTTCTTAATTACTCGGTTTCCTACTACTCGTACCGATTGGAACTTAGAACAGTGATATCTCCCACCTCGTACTCGGTACTGATGTACATACTGATACTTTCCGGGATCTAGATATACCCATCCAGCTTGCTGAAGTTTTCCAATACGAGATCCAGGGTTTCCGATCTCTCCTTGTACTTGATGAACTCCATTTACTCCGGGGATTATTCTCTCCATCCGGACTGTAGGAATAAAATAGCCCTTGCGCTCTATCTTGGTTCCTTTGGCCTTGGTAACTTCCTTCTCGAAGTATTGGAAGGTCCAGTTAGTAGGATGCCATTTATAGAAAAAAGGGTGATTTGGTTGCTCTGGAAGGAGCTTATCTTGGGTCTGTTGAACTGGGGCCCAAGGCTGGGGGGAAAAACTCATAATGTACCTCATTAAAGATTAAAAGATGGGAGCCCAAGAGAGCCCCCACCACAACGAACGGAGAAAGGATTATACCTGTGTAGCGATCTCAACACCACGAGCATCTTCCAAGATGGCCATACCTAAGTAAGCATGTCCTACAACCTTAGTAAGAGCCTTAGCAGCATCACGATCCATCTCTACCATAACTTCACCCATTTCCATAGCCTCAACAGCACCAGGAAGAGCATTAGGCATACCAGTAGCATAACCGATAGCACCAGGGCAGAACATAGCAGCAGCATAGTTAGAACCGTTATCGGTAACGTAGCTAGAAGTATAGATCTCAACACCCATAAAGGTTCCTTTATAGTGAGAGCCCTTAGCAGAGATAGCCTCGTAAGAAGCAGGAGTAAAGGTTAAGATACCGCTTTCGTTACGGATTGAATCTTGCAATTCTGCATACTGGGCAGGATGCAATACACAAACATAAGGACCAGGAGCACCCTTATTAGAGTCTGCGGCTTCCAAGGCTTGGATAGCATCTACCCATACATCTACAGTCAATGCAGAAGCAGAGCCAACCTGAGCAGTAAAACCACCGAACAAAGCAGCAGTCAACTTAGCGAAAAGAGCATCGTAAGATTTAGCGATATGCTCAGCGATACGGAAAGGATCGATATCAGCACCCATACCAGTCATAGAAGCAAGATCGGTAATAGAATAAGCCAAAGATTGTCGTTTACAGACTACATCTACATGAGAATCTACGAGAGCCTTATTCAAGACTGCATCGCCTTCGGTTGCACCAGTGAACTCAGAGAAGCCCGATTCACCATCTAAAAATGCTTGTCGTACTCGGATAGTATCAGAACCCATTCCGTTAATGCTTCCTACGAAGTCTACGAAAGGAGTGTTACGAAGATTTACGGAATCCTTGAGCAGTAAGCGAATTTCCGCAGAGATCATCTGGCTTAAGCGAAGATCTGCCTCAAGCCCAGTAAAAGTAATTTCATTTGCCATGATTACACCATATGTAAGGGGGGGAATAAAAAGAAGTTTATGGGCTCTTCAGCTATTTCGGGAGCGACCCTACCCACTAGTATCTTATACGAAAGGAGAGCCTATCGCAAGGATAAAAAAAACCTCCCCAGAAGAGGGGAGGAAGGAGAGTGGGGGAGGTACGACCCTCTCCCCTTTTTGAGGAGATTACATCTTACAAAGATACGACAATTTCAGCACCAGTAACATTAATCACTGACTTGACCTTTACGTTATTGGAATCTACCAATTGTACATCCAATTGGATCTTGTCACCGTTAGAATCATAAGCAGATACATGGATAATCTTTTCACCTAATTGGTGGTTCAAAGTAGCCCAAGTATTAGCAGTCAAGTTCTGAGGAGCGAAGGTAGAACGGAAATCCGATTTTGCTACAAGAATTACACCAGTAGAACTATCGTAAGATAACATGTTACCAGTATCAGAATCAGCAGCGATTGCACTACGGGCTCGAGCATTGGTAAAGTACAAGTTAGTACCTTCAGATACATCATCAGTATCACCATTGAACGAGATTACACCAGAAGCATAAGAAATACCTTGGCCTCCGCTCAAGTGAGCATCTACCAAAGAATCAGCATAAAACTTGTTAGTAGCTCCTGTTAATTGAGCGATATCATCAGTATTAGCATCGAGAGAGAATTCTCCACCACCATCCCAAGATAATCCCTGGCCTGCACTCAATTGAGAGAATACACCAGACAACGGAACAGAAAGAACTCCGCTAGTATCCTTAGAGAGTAATTGGATATCTGGACTGCTCAAAGTTGCAACAGAAAGAGCACTACGGGCTCGAGCATCAGTAAAGTACAAGTTAGTACCTTCCGCTACATCATCAGTATCAGCAGCCAAAGTAATAACACCAGTACTGCTATTGTAAGAGATACCATTACCACTTACAGAGATAGCACCACGAGCACGAGCATCAGTAAAGTACAAGTTAGAAGCACCTTCGGAGATGCCATCGCTATCAGTATCGAGAGAGAAAGTACCGTTAGCACCATCATAAGCAAGGCCAGTACCAGCAGCAAAGAAGCCTCGGATCTCACCTTGATCAGCAGTAAACTCACCAGTAGAAGCATTGAAATCGATACCAGCAGAAGCGGATAAAGAAGCGCGGATCTCTGCATCAGTAACATCAGCACCTTCGATCTCTGCGAAGTCTGTAGCATCTCCAGCAGTTCCACCATTATGGATCCAAGTTTCAGCACGACCGGAAACCGCAGTAAGAATAATAATATCTCCCTCTTGCTTCTCATCTCCATTAGTGTAGTTAGCAGTTACCCAAGCACTCAAAGAAGTAGCAGTAGTATCTACAGAAACATCTGTAATAGTCAGAGGCTTTAGCTTAAGTTGCTTCTCTCCATTTACAGTTACAAGCTCTGCGTAATTTGCGGAATCAGTAGCGATACCGACTACGGCATTAGCTTCCAAGTAAGATTTGGTTACTGCGTGGTTACCAGCGGTAGGATCTTCATTAAGTTGAACGACCCCTTCAAAAATATTTGTAGGTGCAAGAAATTGCATTTTTAACTCCATGTAAGAAAAGATTAAGAGGGTACCATCCCTCGCTCTCTATACTAT